TTACCTCCAGGAGGTCGTCGGGATGGTGGCGGTCGTGACGGACGCGGCCGACGCCTTCTTGGTGAGGGGGATGGCGGTGGTGCCGGTGAGGTTGCGGATCTCGCCGGTCCCCTTCACGGTGAGGGCGCCGCCGGTGACGTTCACCCACGCGGCGGGCATGCCGGTGACGCCCGCCTTCTGGACCACGTCGACGTTCCCCGCGAGCGCGAGGGTGAGCACGCCCGAGGAGGAGCCGGCGACGTTGATCAGTCCGCAGTCGTCGGTGGGGGCGAGGGAGAAGTCGGCGAACGTGTCGCCGATCACGCCGATGGTCGCCTTCACGCGCGTCGAGGGGGTCGGGCCGTAGTAGGAGCCCTGCTCGATGTCGATCATCGCGAGGCTGTTCTCCTGGAAGATCGGGTCGATGATCCACGTGGTCACCCCCGTCAGGCGCATGCCCACGGTCGGGTAGCGGGCGTCCTTCTTGGCGCGGGCGAGGCATCCGACGTAGACGGCAGAGTGGTGGATGGACTCGGCGGCGAGACCCTGCCGGAACCCGATCTCCTCGTAGTCGAGCGCCTGGCAGTTGATGTACGTCGTCCGCGAGTGGATCGGGGCGAGCGGCCACGTGCCGCCGTTCGGGTTCGGGTTGCCCTGCGGCACCGTGAACCCCGCGGTCGGGTCGGTGAACCCGGCGCACGCGCCGATCGAGATGCAGTCGATGAACCAGGTGTTGCTCGAGCGGGTCTGGAAACCGGCGAAGTCGGAGTCCTTTTCGCCGCCGGAGATGACGCCGTTGACCTTGCAGCCGATGAAGAAGACGCTGTCCGCTCCGTGGTGTGTGTCGAAGCCGGGCGCGTACGTGTCCTCCGTCTTGCAGTCGACGACGTAGATGAAGCGCTGGATGCCGTGGCGGAGGGTGTCACCGACCGCGGTCAGGTAGCCGGTGTTGCCGGTCGGGTTGGTGGTGACGCCGTGTCGAACGTTGGAGAAGACGCAGTCCTCGACGAGGAAGTTGTGCGCGGTGCCTTCGAGCTCGACGCCGTACCCGTAGCCGCCCTCGGTGGAGTCGGACGCGTTGGGGAGTCGGAGGATCTGAGCCCCGGACACCTTGCCGCCGTGCGGGGATGCGATGCGGTAGGCGTTGCGGTACCCGGACTTGAACACGTCGTGCTCGTAGCGGCCGTGCACAGCGCCGCGGATGTCGACGGCTGCTGCGCGGGTGATGCCGGACGCGTCGGGGTCGGTGGTGGTGTCGAAGATCATCCCGTCGGTGCGGCTGATGAGGTTCGAGAAGTAGTCGCCGGCGGGGAACTTCGTGGACGGTGCGTAGCCGCCCTGGGAGCCGCCGAGCTTGCGGAGGGAGCGGGCGACGGTGACCTTGGACCAGTCGTAGAGGGTGGTGCCCTTCGTGACGACCTGGCCGTCGGCTGCGATCTTTCCGACGACGGTGCCCTTGCGGGCGACGTTCTCGCCGACCTGGAACGTGCCGATCACACGGCGGGCGACGACGCGCTTGTTCGACGACCCGTTGTAGTCCTCGCCGTACGCCTCGATCTTCATCTTCGCGCCCGACGTCGCACCGGTGAGGGTGTCGTCCTCGACGAGGGTGGTCGTGCCCGAGATGAGGAACGTGACGCCCAGGATGGTCAGCGCCTCCGCCATGACAGCCTTGCCGGTCTCACGGGGCGTGTCGCCGTTGCTGAGCAGGTCGTGGAGGGTGGTGCCGGGAAGGCTCCACGAGAAGAACCCGTCGGTCGCCGTACTGTTCCCGGACCGCACCGCGCCGGACGCGACGACCTGCCAGGCCATGTCCGCGCAGAACTTCTGCAGGTCCGCGGCCGGCACGTCGAAGAAGTTCGCCGTGTGCTTGTTCTTCACGCCGACGGTCTTCACCGAGAAGTCGAGAACCTCGACGTTCGGGCTGGGCGCGATGAGCTGCCGGACGAGAGTGTTGCCCTCGCCGACGAACCCGCCGACCCCGCCGCCGATGAGGTGCATGTTCTTGTCGTTGAAGTTCGACGCCGAGGTGGTCGACCCGATCTTGTACAGGTTCGGGACGACAATCGCCTTCTTCTGCGCGTGCGCGGCGTTGGCGAGGGCGGTGATGTCGTTGATGACCGGTGCGTCCGGGTCCCACGGGGTGAGTCCCCACTTCGGGTCCGCAGCGTTCAGGTAGCCGACGGTCTGCTCAGCGACGCCGCCCGACTGCAGCTCCTTGACGGCGACGGCAATCGCGTCGATGAAGGGGCGCCAGTCGGTGCTGTTCGCCGCCGGGGTGGCCGGGATGCTGGTGGGGGGCACGGGTTCTCCTGTCGAGGTTTGCCCGCGTTGACCGCCGGGCTGGTGGAACGCGAAAGCCCCCGCCTGTTTGGGCGGGGGCTGAGGGGGTAGTGGAGGGGCGGTGCTACTCGGCGCGGTGACGGCCGACGGCCTGCACGGCGGACGTGGCGCCGGTCGGCTTCCACAGCCCGTAGTGGAGGCCCACGGCGATCAGGAACGCGGCCAGGCCCGAGAAGACGCCGGTCGCGAGGTCGTAGCTCACGCCGGCGTTCAGCGCCGCGAGGAGCTCCCCGCCGAGACCGGATGCGAACGCGAGCGCGGCGAGGAGGATCGCCTTCACCGACGCCGAGGTGGCGCGGGTGGTGACGAGGCCCACGAAGAGGGGCAGGACGACGGACACCAGCAGACTCAGCAGCTGAATCCAGGTGGGGGCGAACGTGATCACGGGTGCTCCTAGTTGGTGATGGGTTCGTTGAAAGTGAGGTCGCGGATCTCGGAGCGTGCGCGCTTGAGCTCGGCCTTCGCGATGTCGCGCTCGTGCTCGACGTCGTGCAGGGTTTGCGCGAGGGCGTCACGGTCGCCAGAGATCCGGTCGATGAGGTCGCGCTGCACGTTGGCGGCGGCAGACATCGCGTTGATGGTGTCGGTGAGGTTGGTGACGTTCGTGGTGAGCTGCTCGATCTGGCGCTCGTACGCACCGATCACCTTCTCGAGCGAGCCCACCGCAGACTCCTTCGAGGCGCGCTCCTGCTCGGCCATCACGCGGTAGCGGGACACCTGTTCAGACTCGTCCTCGCGGGCGTCCTTGTTCGACGCGAGCGCCGCCGCCGCGCGGGCGTCGATCTTCGCCTTCACGTAGATGCCCAGCACGGAGAGTGTCGGGCCGCCGATGCCGATCGACAGGGCGACGATGAGCTCCGGGGTCACGCCTTCTCGTCCTTCGCTCCACCGATCAGCCGCAACATGCGACTGAACAGCCAGCGGCCTCGCTTGAAGAGGAACACCACCGGCCAGAGGGAGAGGAACACGAGGTGCAGCCGGTCGAGTCCTGTCGTCGAGTTGGCCGACGGCATGATCGACAGCCCGAGCTGCAAGAGCCCGTAGGTCAGCGGGCCGATCATCAGCAGTCCGATGCCGATGAGCTCCCACGGAAGGTGCTCACGACGAAAGATCGCCCAGATAGCGACGAGTGCGCCGAGGATGGTCGCGCTGACAAAGAAGATCGTTGCGGTGCGGTCGACGGCGGTCGAGAACGCTGAGGGAGTCACGATCACGAAGACCAGCACCCACAGCGCTCCCCACGCATAGATGCTGATGTAGTGCTTCTCGTCGCTCGAGAGCGGGCGCTTACGCGTCATGGGTCCTCCTCTCAGAGGGGAGGATCGGCTAGAACTTGCGGGGCGCGGCCGGCTTGGGGAACTGGTCGTCCTTGATCCCCTGAGCGCGCAGGTTCACGTCCTGCTTGCCCTCGATGTTGATCGCGCGGGTGCGGGCGTCCTCAGCGATCTCGCGCGTCTGCTCGATGCGCTCACGGACCTCGCGGAACTTGTTCTCGAGCCACTCTTCGCTGGGCATGTCGTCTTCTTCCTTGTCGGTGTTCTGCTGGTAGGCGCGGGCCTTGGCGACGAGCGCGTCGAGGTCCATGGACGGGCCGGGGCAGGCGGTCGCGTACGAAGCGCCGAAGCGGCTGTACAGTTCGCGATGCCCGAGCACGTGGTCCCGGTCGATGGGGAAGTCGTAGCGGGTGGCGACGTCCGCGATGAGGCGCGCCAGGTGCTCGATAGTGCGCGGGTCGAACCGGTAGTCGGGCGCGAGCGTCGAGTTGATCGTCTCCACCGTGATCGCGCGCCGATCGAACGCGGCACCCTTCCCACCGTCACCGGAAGCGCCAGACGTGAACGCCCGCAGCTCCTCCCGAACCACACCGATCGGACCATCCGGGCCGACCACATAGTTCGCCGACACCTGCTTCGTCGGGATCGTCATCATGTCGACCACCGTCTGATCCCGCGTCGACACCGCGTGATGCACGATGAACCGGTCGATGCGTGCACCCTGCCGTGACGACGACTGGTTGGACTCCTTCGCGCTCGCACGCGACAGCTCCGAATACGTCATGCGCTTCTCCTAGCCGTTCGATCGGCCGAGGTACGAGAACGTGAGTGCCGAGCCGGCCGTGTAGATCGCCGCCGAGGTGGCGACCATAGTCACCCAGACCTTTACCTCGAGATCGCCGCCCGGGTGGTTGATGACGGGTCCGTCGAACTGGTGGCGGACCCGCCGGTTGTCGACGTCCTCGCGGTAGTCGCCGACAACCGACTTCCCGTTGAAGGAGCTGCCGACGAGCATCTCCGAGAACGCGGCAGCCTGGATCGTGTAGTCGCCGTGGATCATGTAGTCACCCTGCGGCGCGTTCCGCCACACTCCGGTGAGAACATCCGTGCGCTCGTTCCGGTTGAGCGGCCGATCCGCCTGAGTGACCATCTGCGACCGCGGAATCCACTTCACGCGCGGCCGGAGATCGGGCTGCTCCCAGTACGTGCCCGACCAGTAGAAAAGCTCGACGGTCAGGTCGCCCGCGGTGGGGTTGTCGGGGATCGCGACCCAGCACAGGCCCGGGAATCGCTTCTCGAGCGGGAACGCGTCGCGCTGCGCGATCGAACCCGCGACAGTCCCCGCGCGCTTCGACACGTCGCGGACCATCTGGTTGAACGCGCCCGGCATCCTGGGCGGCTCGAAAGCACCCATCTGCAGGGCGTGGGAGTCAGAGTCCCGGGTCATGACGGCGTCATCGGCCATGTCAGCTCTCCTCGCTGGTGGTCGGCACGCGTCGGCGGCCGATGATGAAACCGGCGAACACGACGACAGAGTCGCCGGGCGCCGGGTCGGTGATGTGATCCAGGACCTCGACGCGACTGAGCAGTCGGTTGTCCTGAGTGCGGACGGTGGCCGCGAGAACGGTCCGCCCTTGAGCGTCCCTCGAGGGGCCGACGTCGACGATGGAGCCGATGGGTTCCCGTGGGAACGCGAGCCCGTCGACGAGGATCGTTCCGCCGTCACGCGTGATACGGACGGTGTCGCCGGGAGTGGGCATGTAGGAGCCGACGATGCGCAGCAGCATCTCGGAGCCGCTATCGAGGCGGACGCGAGCCCGGTCGCCGTCGGAGCCGATGAACGTGCCGGTCATGGTGTCAGGCAAGGTAGGCGCTCACCTTCATCGTCGGACTAGCCATGTCGATGTCGACGGCCTTGATGCGGACGCGGGCAGAGATCGTCTCCGACCACAGCTGCCCGACGTCGCCCGGCTCGAGGCGCGGATCGACCGGCATCTCGATGGACAGGCCGACCGCCCGCGGAGTCGTATCGGACGCGAACCGTTCCGCGAGGTGCCGATCAACCTGCACCTGCTCAGTGAAAGACCCGACCTTGTACGTCTTCGTCCGCCGCCCCCAAGCACCCTCCACCCGCGGCCCATACCGGAGCGGACCAGAACGAATCCGGTTCTCCGCGATGAGAGTGCGCTGATCGGGCGTCTCCGCGATCACGACGACACGGTTCGGCACATCATCCGAATCCCACTCGTCAACCTGGATGGAACCGACAGCCACCCCGGGAGCCGACGCGAACGCACCATCGTGCAGAGAGAACGAAGGAGCCGGCCACTCGTCGGGCCGGATGCCAACCGAGCCATCCCAGCGCATGTACGGTTCGCCGCCGACCAGCTTCACGAGATCGAACACCGCCTCGAGGCGGTTCTCCGGGTACTCGACAAGCGCCGACACGTACGCGTTACGCTCCACACGCACAGGTAGCCCCAGCAGGTCGGCGAGCTCGCTGCTGATCGAACGGCCAACCGTCGACTGCATGACGTCCGAGATCGGTTCGCGCAAGGTCCCGGCGAAAGCGTCATCGAGGCGCACCGTGATCGTTTCCGCCGTGGTGCGGCGGACCCCTCCGACGTTCGCGAAGCCCTTGTCCTGCGCTTGCGGCTTCGTGATCTCGAACTTCCCGAGGACCGTCGCCGAATGGAACCGGCCAGAGCGCACATGACAGGTGACCTCGAGCCAGTTCCCGTACGGGGAAAGTGGGTCGTTGACGTGCTTCGGTTCGTGGGAGCGGCCGGAAACGTCAGCGAACGCGAGGGTCGCCGAGCCGCTGCCGCACACCTGCCGGGTCGAGTCGAAGTTGAGACGCCCGTTCACGATCGGCACCACAGGGATCGTCTCGCGATCCCACTCGCGGAGTGCGCGTGCAGTGTACGTGACCGCGTGATCGCCCGACAGGACCCGGTCGAGGCCTTCCGATCCCGGCCTCACCGCGACGCCCAACCGACGAGCTTCGGGGACCGCATCGCATCCGCCCAGGAAGTGAACGCCGCGTTGAACCCCGACCATCCGCCGTTGTCGACGAGCCACTTCTCGAGGTCAGCCCACGACGCCGTCCGGGCGACGGGACGCGTTGCCCAACCCAGCGGAATGAGCGACCGGTTCGCGGCAGCCCACGTCGGGAAGGTCAGGTTGAACCCCTCCCACCCGAAGTTGTCGCGCAGCCAAGCCGTCCAGTCCTCCGACGTCACGATCGGCTCCACGAGCGCCGGTGCGGGAGGCTGCACCTCGGTCGCGGTGAGCGTCCACTCCGCGCGCGGGTTGCCGTTCCCGTCGCCGCCCGGCCACCACTGCGGCTGCGGCTGATCCACGCGCGCGAAGAACGTGCGAGGGATGAGCGGCGGGACGTTGCCTGCGACACGGAAGCAGAGAACACCGGAACCGAGATCCTCGTCGTAGCCACCGAGGAGCGCCTCGAGCGCTTCCGCTTCGTCGTCCTGGTAGGTGACGACGTCGAGTGAGAGCTGCGACCAGCCTGCGCGGACCGTGCTGACCGAAACGGGAACCGAGCGGTTCGTGATGGGAACGATCCCGCCGCCGAGCGGTCGGCTACCCCCAGTGATCGCGTTCTTGCCGAGCGCGAGAGTCAGTGCGTTCGCGGGCCGGATCGGGTCGTGGATCGTGACGGTGCTCGGCTTCGTCTGCATCCGCACCGGACCCGACTCCGCCGTACCGAGCACCGCGCCCGCCGCGTCAACAGCAGTCGCAACGTAGGTCACGGCGATGCCGAACGGCGTCTCGAAGTCGCGGACGAACAGGTCATCGTTGCGATCAAGATCCACGAAACCGCGAGTCAGGAACTCCCGACGCTTTTGCCTCCGAGTCACGGTGACGGTCGACGTGCCAGCAGGCACAGACTCGACCGTCACCTCAGCGTGAGGAGTGAGCACCCCGAGAGGACGTGCGGCGGCGGTGACGATCATGATCTCCACTTCCCTCGCTGGCTGTCCTGCTCGATGCGATCAGTCGCCTCGCGCACGACGCCGCGAACAGTGCCCAGGAAGGCGCCCGAATCGAGGTACAGGTTTCCGACAAGTTCGCGAGGACCGCTTGTCGCTGGCGGGGCCTGAACCAAAGTGGTTCCGCCTTCCGACATCGCCTCAACGCCCATGCGACGCATCGTCTCGGCGAGGATCGCCATCGACCGCGGCGAACCGTCGAGCGGGATGTACGCCTCGGGGACGTCCGACCGGTCACCCACCACACGCCATGTCGACGCGGGAACCATCTGCGCGATCGGCTGCATGGGAGTGAGGCCTCGCATGCCGCCCTGCGCGAAGAACTCCATGACGCCGCCATCGGCCTTGTATGCAGCGGCAACAGCGCCACGGTCGGCGCCGGTGGTCTGCACCACCTGGTTGATGACGACGTCGCGCCGGCCCGGGATGTTGTTGAGGTCCCGGACGAACTGGTCGATCTTGGCCGTCGCTGTGGCAGTGTCCGCGGTGACGATCACCGAGCCGTCGGGCAGCGTGACGATCGCGTTGCCCAGCAGCTCTACGTTGCCGCGCTGCTGATTCGCGTTCGAGTCGAAGTAAGTGCTCTTCTGACCGGGCGTCTGGTTGATCGTCCCGATCAGGTCGCGAGCCTGCTCCTCGGTGAGGCCCATCTGCACGAGCTGCCCGACGAGCGCGTTTGTCGCCGTGTCGTAGCGGCCCGCGAGCTGCTCCTGCGACTCACCTGCAGCGCCCGCCGCGGCGACCTCCTCGGACATCGCGGAGATGGAGTTGCGGACCTGCTGCTCGAGCGTGGCCCCCGATTCCGACGCGGAGAGGTTCGCGAGGTCGACCCCGTCGAGGGCGATCTTCGAGCCGTCGGCTGAGTAGCCGACCGCGTCGATCGCCGACGCGAGGGCCATGGTCTTGTCGTTGAGGAAGCCGAGGTCGATCTGCGGGTCGAAGAACTCGTTGAACTTGCCGCGACCGTTCTCGAGGTTGTCGCTCAGCCCGCGGATGTTCCCTGCAGCGGCCTCCGCCTTCTCGTCGAAGACGTCCATGTCGGACGCGAGGTCCTCGATCTCGGTCGTGTCCTGCCCGAGCAGGTGCATCAGATTCGCGATCAGCAGGACCGCGTCACGTCCGGGACCAGCGACGAACTCGCCGAACGCCTCCGTACCACCCGCGGCCGACTCGATGATCGACTGCCCGAAGTCGATCGCGCCGTTCACCATGTCCGACAGGAACTGCAGGACAGGCCCGCGATTCTCGGTCACGAACGTCGCGAGCTCACCCAGACCCTCACCGAACGCGCCAGCCAGAGCGCCCTTCACGCCGTTCGAGGCGACCTCGATACTGCGGAGGGCTCCCTCGATCTTCGACGCGTCGTTGCTCGCGAGAGTGTCAAACATCTTCTGCGCCGAGCCGGTCACGCCGTTCAGCTGGTCCACCGCCGTGCTGAGATCCAGGTTGAACAGCGCCGAACCGAGATCCTCCGCCTGCGTGCCGAACAGCGCCACAGCCGCCGCGTTACGGGCGACCGGGTCCTCGATCGCGCGCAAGCCGTCGAGCACCTGGTCGAGTCCCTGCTTCGCGGAATCGCCGCCGGCCGCGATCTTCGCGGTCATCTCCTCAGCGCTCAGCCCGAGCGCCTCAAAGCCTGCAGCGCTTGTCTTCGAGCCGTCAGTGGCGCGGATCTGGAATTCCTTCAGCGCGTCGGCGGCGAGGTCGCTGTTACGCGCGCCACCCTCGAGGCCCTGATTGATGAGCCCCAGCGCTTCCTCACCGGAAAGCCCGAGACGCTGGAACAGCGCCGGGTACTCCGTGAGAGTGTCGACGAGATCTTCGTTGCGGTTCACGCCCTCGCGTGCACCCGTCGCAAGAAGATCGAAAGCCTCCTCGGCGGACTTCGCGAGCCCCGACCGCAGCAGGGTCGTCACCGCGGCGGCAACCGGCTGGATGTCCTCGCCGAGCACGTCGGCGATACCAGACAGGCCCTGAATGACCTTCTGAGCCTCGCGGTTCGTGGCCTCCGGGTCGATCAGCCCGAACTGCAGACCCAGACGGGTCGTGTCCATGTTCTGCTCGATCGACTCGCCGAAGCCATTCGCGTACGCCTCAGACGCCGAACGCCCGAAGCGCAGCGCATCCTGCTCACTGATGCCAGTGAGGGCTTGCAGGCGGTCGAAGTTCTTCTCCTGAGCGAGCCCATCCTGGAACGCCTCAAGGATCGCGTCAGCCGCAGCCTTGCCGATGCCGACGACAGCGCCCACGATCGGGATGGTCGCCAGGGCGGCGATGATGCTCGTGCCGAAGTTCTTGCCCGCATCGTCGCCCGAAGCGCCTGCAGCGGACTCAGCGTCCTCGAACGCTTCCTCCGCCGGCGAAGTATCCGCGTCGACCGTGACCTCGGCGCGAGTAGAGCGCAGGGCCGTGAGAGTCCGATCCACGCGAGACAGCTGCGCTTCAGCTCGCGCGATGTCAGCGTCCACCGACACCCGCGGCGAGATCGCGGTCAGGTAGTCGATCTGCTCACGGATCTTCGCGGCTTCAGCCTCGGCCTTCGACACGTCAGCGTCGATCTTGACGAGAGTCGCCCGCGAGACGAGACGCTTAGCCTCGTCCTCGACACGGCCCATGCCCTTGAGAGCGTCGGCCGTGTCGGCGCCGATCTTCTTGGTGGTCTTCTGCTTCTCGATCCGGTCGCCGCTGGACTTGACGTCCTTCTCGGCCTTCGCGACCTGGTCGGTGTTCGCCGTGAAGAGGACTTCGAGTTCCGCAGCGCGCAGACCAGCCATCGGTCACCTCCTGGTCAGAGCGAGCCGGAGTCGAGTGTTCGAGTCCAGGAGGGAGAAGATCACCGTCCGCACACCCGGCCACGGACGAGCGAGGACAGCAGGGTCATACAGGTCGATGTTGCGTTCGGCGAGCTCTGCGACGACCAGGCGCCAGTGAGAGACGATCGCCAGCAGGGAACCGTCAACCTCCGGGGCGGCGGCTGCCGCGGTCTGCGCAGCCGCCTCCGTCACCGACTTAGGCAGCCGGTAGTCCGCGTAGATCGGTATCCCATCAGAGTCGACGTCTATCGGCTCGCCGACGCCGTACTGCGCCCACTCTTGCGGGGTGAGCGCCGACGCGCTTTTGGGGCGGCCACGTCACCGCCCGCAGGCACGTCACGCGGAGTCCACAGGATCGTCGCGAGCATGTCCGCGTACTCACGGCCGCGCGCCCAATAAAAGACCGCGTAGTACGCCATTCGGTCGATTGTCTGCGACGGAACACCATCCGCAGCCATCTCGCGCCACGCGTTACCCAGCGCAGGGTGGTGGCCGGGCTTGATCGTCGCCAGAAGCGACTGCACCTCAGCAGGCACCTCGCCCTGGACCAGCCCCAGCTCCACCTCGCCACGCACCGCGCACGCGAGGACCAGCTTCGCGCCCTCAACGCTGGGCGGCTGCACACGGTACTCGCGGCCACCCAGCGTCAGGACGAGATCAGGCGCGACCCAGGACCCGAAGTCGATCGCGCTCACGGGTTACGCTCCCGAGTCGTCGTCGTCCCACCCAGTGAACGGGTTCGCGATGACCGAGTAGGAGCCGACACCGGTGAGGGTCCACGCCCACACCTCGACCGACCCGTCGGGGCCGGTGTTCGAGCGGGAGAACGCGACGGACGCGACACCCTGGCCGGCGTCGGTCGGGTTCGGCTTGCCGGTCTCGGGCTTGTGGTACCAGCGGACCTCGATCTGCGCGTCGGTGCCCTTCGCCGTCGGGAGGGTTCGCTCGCGCAGTGCCTCGATCTCGGGCAGGTACTCACCGGTGGTCGCCGAACGGTTCACCTGCGTCGAGAAGCTGACCGCGAAGTCCCAGCCGGTGACCTCCTGGTTCTGCGCGCCCAGGTCGTCGTACGTCTGGCCGTCCTGCAGCCGCGACGTCGGCGTGTGGCTGAAGTTGAACATGCGCCGCACCGGAATCCAGGTGGGAGCTGCGGTGGTGCCGGTGTTCACGTCGAGTCCGTATTCGAAGGACTTGCCGATCGTGGTGCCAGCGGGAAGAGGTACGCGGTTTGCCATTAGATTTCCTCCGGGTTGTCGAAGACGATTAGGTAGTTCTCGGTGCGCTCTTGGCGCCTGTTGGAGTCCGCACCCAGAGGGGTCAAGGACTGGCGGCTTATGCCGCTGATGCCGTCCACGCGGGACAAGCCGTGTAGGGCTGAGAACGCTTGCGAAGCCAGACGGTCAGCGGACGCGACGTCGCCGACCGCACCCCGGACGCGCAGCTGCACACGCCGCGACGACACGAACTCGATCGGATCGTCAGTGCCGCCGTACAGCCGCACCCCGACAGCGCGATCCGGCGTCTCACCGATCGCCCCGTAGAAGACGCCCACCTTTGAGGCGGAGTACGCGGGACCGGTCTCGCGCCACACCCAGCCGTCAATGCGGCCGAGTAACGCGCAAATGGTTTTCGTGAGCGTGACGTCATCCACCGAGCTCCCCCTGAACGCGCTTAGCGATGATCGAAGGGACGCGCGGCCGGATCTCGTCAGCTGCCGTCTCAAGGAACTTCGGCCCGCCACCACGAGGATGCTCGTACTCGAGGTTCTCGTGCTGCAGACGAGCGACGAACGAGCCGTAGCCGGCCTGAGCGGTGAGATCGTCGACCCGAGCGAACGCGGAGTCGGCTGTCTCGCCGGTGTCCTTCGGTGACAGTTCGTTGGATCGTGCGATCACCGTTTCGGCCACCTCGAGGAGTCCCGCCTGAGCGGCTTTCTCGATCAGCGACAGGACAGGGCGGTAGTAGGCCATCCGCGCCCCCTCACTTCAGGTACAGCGTCTGGAATGACGGCAGAGTCGGGTGCTGCCCTCGGGTGATCGAGATGACCGGCGCTTCACGCTCACCCGTCAGGCCCGGCCAGACGGTGACCATTGAGCCCAACGGGATGACCTCGTCAAAGTCGACGGTCACCTGCGTGCTGGATGTCGTTTCCGAACTCGAAGAAGTCGTGACCGTCTCGGTGCTGTCGACGACAAAACATGCGACGTCTCGCGCTTCGTCGTACCCGCCGCCCATGCCGCCACCCGAGCCATACGCCCGGACTACAGCGACATGCGGCTTGAAGTAGTCAGGCAGCCGCACTGTCACTCGGACCACCACAGCGGGTCATCCGTCGGCCGATAATCGACCATGCTGACCGTGAACGCCTCCTGCACCCGAGGACGCAGCATCCGCTTGTGCTCATCGGTCAGCATCAGCGTGCGACCCGGCCGATCAAACGACCACGACTCCGAAAACGGACCCATCGAACGAGACTTCTGAGTCACCGGGTCGACGTTCGCGTCCGTCATCATGACGTAGACGACCATCTCCCGAGACACCGTCCGCCGGACCGCAGCATCCGCGGGAGTCAACGGCGCGACAGGCGGCGCATACGCGTCGATCCTGACCGCCGCGTCCTCGAGCAGAGCCGCAGCACGCGCCTCCTGGCCTGCAGGGAAGCCCGGCCAGATGGCCTGCACGTCCTCAGCGGTCGCATAGACCATGACCGGGCCTCCCAGCTACTTACTCGCCGCGCGGGTGCGCTTCGGCTTCTCGTCCGCGTCCGGCTCCCACTCGGAACCGAGCTCGGCGGCGGTGACCTCGTCGACCACCACCACCGAGCGGGTCTCCTTGTTGCGGAAACGCATCAGACCGTCTTGTCCTCGATGACCGCGAAGCGGTTCGCGAAGACGTACCAGCCGTAGACGATCTCGAGACGCAGGGCGATCTGGTTGCGGCGCTTCAGGTCGCCCTGGCCGTCCGGGTCACCGAAACGGATGATCTCGATGGGCAGCTCACGCTGCACGCCCCACCGGATGCCGTTCTGGAAGTCACCGACGATCGCGCGGACCTTCGTGTCCGTCGCCTCCGGGGTGCCCGAAACGGTGTCGCCCTGGGCCACCGGGACGCCGTAGAAGTCGGTGATGTTGGTGCCGAACCCGAGCTGCGGGTAGCGGACGTCCGACGTGGCGCCGGAACCGTCGCGACGCTTCAGGTTCGCCAGCGACCACGCGAACTTCGGGTCGATCGCCGCACCGTTCACGGCGGTCGGAGTCGATGAGTTCACGAGCAGGCCGACAGCCGCACGGAAGTCATCGTCAGCGTCAGCGGTCGCGATCTCCACGCGCTTCGTGGACGCGGTGACGTAGTTGTCCCACGACGTGATCGCAGCGCCCGTGAGCGGGTTGATGCGGTGGTAGAGACCGAGGTCCAGGCCACGCGACAGCGCAGTCTGGCCGGCGTCAGCAACCTCGCGGAGAATGCCGAGCTGGTAGTCCTCGTCCGCCCACTGAACCTCCTCGTTGAAGCGGAGGGTCACCTGCCCCTTGTGGGGCTTCGCGGTCACCGAGCCGAAGGAAGTCGAGGTCGACGCCTTGTTCGCGCCCTCCTCGACGTACTCCATCTTCGGGAAGTCGTTGAACGTGATGAAGTCGGTCTCACCGAAGCGCATCGGCTCCCGGTTGGAGAGACGAGCGACCGTCGAGAGGGTCTTGGTGGTCTTGATCATGCCGTCCGCGATATTGCGGGGCAGCAGGACCTTGGCATCGGCGGAACCGAATACAGCCATGAGTGTGTCCTTTCAGGAACGGGAGGGGAGGGTCAGTCGCCGTCACCCGGGCTGAAGAGGCTGCGCACTGCCGCGCGCTCCTCCGCATCCGTGGCTGCGGGCTTATTGGGGCTGTCGCCCTGGTTGGGGATGACCGGCGCTTCCTGCGCCGTGAGGAGAGGCTTCAGAACCGCCGCATGCGCTTCGAGCTCTTCCTTCGAAGAACCCCGCAACACATCCGCGTGCACGCCCGTCGCCTTCGCGACCTCAGCGCGCCACGACGACAACTGCTCCTTCGCCTCGAAACCGGAAACCTTCGTCTCCGCCTCCGCAGCGCGAGCCTCTGCCTTCTCGCGGGCCTTCTCGAGCGCCGTCTTCTCCGACTCGGCAGCGTCAGCCCGTGTCTTCAGCTCGCCATAGTCGGCGTACTTCGCTTCGACGCGCGCGATGCGCTCCTTCACCAGACCATCGAACGCTTCCTGCGAATCGATCGTGACGGGGAACTCCATGTGCTTCTCCTTGTGCCCCGATTGACCGCTCGGGTAGGCGTAAACCCGCCGGAAGCGGGTGGTCTAGTTGGGTTGCTCGTCCGGCGGGAACGTCGAATCGACCCAGTCGCGGACTTTCGCGTTGTGCTCGGCCTTCTCACGCGGAGACATGCCGCCCGTGTACCGCGACGCCTCGTAAGCGCGCACATCGACCTCGGGAGCATTCGGGTCCCACGACGGGACAGCCACGCAGCCGCAATCGTTATGAGCCGCGAAATCCGCGTCGTACTTGTAGACGCCCTTCGTCGCGAGCGTCTTACAGAACCGGCATCCAGTCGCACGAGCACGGCGATACCAGCCCGAAGCGCGCGGATCTTTGGTCGTCGCGCCCACAATCGTCAACCGTGACGGCTCCACCACATACCGTTCGACCGGCGCCAGCAGAGACGGCAAAGTCAACGCCGCAGCCCCGGTGAACAAGTACTGCGCTGAAAAGCGCACGATCCGTTCGACGCGGAACTGCTCGACCGGATCAGCGACCTGCGCGCGGAACCGGCCCGGGATGTCCGCGCCGGCCCGCACCTCGTCGTACCAGTCCGCCGCAACCGACGCCGCACCCTCACCGAACGAACGCACCAGAAGCGGCACGTACCGCAGCAACGCGTCACGCACCGCTTCAGGCTTCTCGAGATTCAGCGAACCGAAGAACGCGTCCAGCTCCTCACGCACCTGACGGGCGACGCCAGCCTGCAACGTCCGCAGGACGTTCGCCTGCTCCGTCGTCACCAACGCCTACGCCTCCGCAGCGGGAGCCACAGGAGCGGCAGGCGTAGCGGGCTCACGAGCGGCCAGAAGAGCCTGCATCGTCGACGAACCCTGCGCGCGACGCTTGTCCGCGAGCAGACGCGTCACCTCAGCATTCGAGAAGCCCGCGTACTCGAGAGCAACCTCCGTGTCACCCAGCCACGGGAAGACCGTCACCAGCTTCGACAGAGCATCAGCGGCCGTCACAGGCGACGTAAACGCCGGGTTCAGCCAGTTCGCCTTGATCTGACGCAGCTCGTCCGTCTCCGCCGTCCGACCATCACGCAGCATCACCGTGCGACGAGCGACCTGACGAAGCGACGCACCGAAACCACGAGTCGCGGAACGGGCCGCCACGATCAGATCCTTCTCCGCCGCATACAGGGCCTCCGCCGACGGCGGATTGTCCTGCACGATGCCCAGCGACGAGATCGGGAGGCCCGTCTCGCCCGCGAACTGCGAGGCGTACAGCCTGTGCAGATCCGTGAGCGGCTGAGTCGTCATCTGCGGCAGCTGCGACACCTGAGGAAGATCGCCGTTCTCGTCACGCGTAATCGCGAACCAACGATCAATCGCCGCCTGCCACTTGCCCCGCGTGAACGCATCCGCAGCCACACCCAGGGCCAGCATCCGAGGAGCGGCGTAGAAGTCAGCGCCGATCTCCGTGCGCACCACGTTCATCAGCGCCTTGTCGGTGATCGACATGACCGCACGCGTGATCCGCGACCGACCGAACGGCCGATCCAGCTGCGGGTCATACGTCACAGGCTCAGCAAGAACCTCACCCAGCTGGTTTGGGCGACGATCCGCCACCCAAGCACCAGAAGGACGACGCGAACACATCAGAACCACGTCAGGCAGGTACACGTCCATCGCAGACGGCACACCATGATCGTCAACATCCGAGATCGCCAGGAACGCAGACACCGCACGCCGCCGCTTATCCCACAACGCAGCCGACCACTCCGCAGAACGCGGCATGATCAGAACCGCCGGCTCACCCGACGCCACATCACCCTTCGCAGTCGTGATGAACGCACACGAATGCTTCAGCGACGACGTGATCGTCTGCGGCAGCTCAAGATCGAAACGGTTAGCGTCCAGGATCGCACCCAGATCGAACGGGTCCTGATCCTGCCCCGGCGTCACAAAACCATCGAAGATAGTCCGCTGCGCCAGGCCCGAAACAGCCTTCTCCGGCCACCCCAAAACAGACCTGATACGCGCGAACGCCTCCGGAGGAATGTTCCCCGACGGCTTCAGCGCCATCTTCCCGTCGTAATACGAAGACCGGATCACGTTCCGCGGATACTTGTCCCGCCACGTAGCCAGCAGAGACCGGATCACCTGCAGCTCAGTATCCGTCACGTTCGTCATGAACCGCGGCAGAGCATCAAACGCCGAAGAAGGGGCAATAGCGATCACAAAATCACCTGCTTCCGACCTGGCACTCGTTTACTCGTCCTCGCCCCGAACAGGGCAAGACTCACGGACTCGATCGGGGTCTCATCACCAGACGGCGTCGTCGCATTCCAGCCCCACGCGCCAGAAGCCGACCGCTTCTTCATGTCACACACAGCCACAGACTGATCCAGGACCGCCTGCCCCTCAGAAGCAAGATGAGTCAGCGACCCATCCTTCACGGCCTCCCACGTCATTGCACACGCCGTCGTATAGTCCGGCGTCGTCGCAACATGAATGACCGCCTCAGGAACACCACGATCACGCAGCGCCTGCTTCAAAACCTTCGCGCCGGCAGCGCCAGAGATGACAATCGAGGCCGCAGAACGCCACGACGCCGCCAGCCAGTCAGCCAGAGCGCCAATACCAAGCTCGACAGGCCCGGACTGCGCATCAATCAACTCCACATGGATGCCCTCGTCATGCTTACGCGCGCCGGCCAGAGAAACCCGCGAACCATCCTGCGAGAACGCGACACCATACGACGCCACACCAGTAGGAGCTTCGAAGACGCCGCGCTTCTGCCAGAGATCGGCGGAGATGAGGCGAGAACCTGCCTGGTCGTCATCCCAGATACCAAGACCCTCGCGCCGGAACGACTCAGGGCCAAGATTCTTGAGCATCCGCAGCACAGCAGTCCGCGGCGTGCGCTTCGGGAACGACGCGTTAGCCTTCGCGACCGCAGACCAATCCACGAACTTCGGAGCCCACCCAGCAGGATTCACATCCGCGTCAGCAGAGAACTCGAGGTACACCATGTCGTCCGAATCGCCCGACAGGGCTTCGCGGCGACGCGACTTGAACACCTCACCAGCATCCGTCGGCCGCGGAGGCGTACCGATCAGGAAAATCAGCGGGTTAGCCGCCTGATTCGTCGTAGGAACCAAGTCATCCATCGTCTTCTCGGTCAGCCGCTGCGCCTCATCCATGACCAGGACGCCGACCTTCGTGAAGCCCAGACCGAAACCACGCTCACGCGCCCCAAACAGGATGCGCGAACCATTCATGAACTCGATCGCCTCATCGCCAGAACCGAGCAGCACACGCTTCACGTACGGCGAGATCTTCGGCTTCCGAGCCAGACCCTGCATCGACCGGAACGTCTCACCAGCAGTCGCCAACTGGTGCGCCGTCCAAATGACCAGCAGGCCAGGATTCAACAGACACAGCGCGAAAATCACAGCGCCAATGAAGAACGTCTTACCGACCTGGCGCGGGATCGAAATAACCACGCCGCCGATGGTCGCGGCGTAGGAGCCATCCGCTCGCTTGGCGAACACCACCTTGCCGGCGCCGTCCTGCCACGGATCGAACTCGATCCCCAACTTCAAGCACTCAGCATGGACCGCCGGCCAGCCAGTCGACACGATCCCCGACGGCAACACCAGATGACGAGCAGCCTCAGATAGCCGCGGCGTCGAAGCTCTCGTCTGCGACACCAACGCCACCACCAGCCTCCTCACGCTTCCGCGCGAGAATCACATCGATCTCCTTGCCCAGCTCAATCTGACGACGAGACAGAGACGCGAGATCCCGAGGCGGACAATTCGGGTCATCCAAAGCACGCGCAATCCGACGACGCATCAGCTGCAGCTCATCGAGAGTCGAACCCTCCTCCGCAGCCTGCTCAATCGACGTCGGCTTCGCCTTCGGAGCCGGCTCGCCCGCACCCACAGCACGCAGTCGTCGCTCAGCCATCACGACCACCTCCTGTGGAAAAACTGCGATAGGTAGAACGGCGCTATCCCCCCGGGGGCGCTGTCCCCCAACCCGGAGGGGGTGGTGCCCCGTCGGGTTGGGTTCAGCCGGCCGGTCCCCATCCGCTCGAGGCGATGATGGGCGGCTGCGGCGGTTGAGGTTCGGGGTCGTCCCCGTCGCTTCGTTGCCGGTTACACCAGCATTCGGTGCAAGAGACGGGTGTTGTCTCTTGCCAGTGGGTCACCGCCACGGCTGACGTGCCGGATCTCGTCGACTACGGGGAAGCGTGGGTCCTCGGTGGTCAGGTCGCGTGCCATTGCTGTGCCGAGCCAGTCGCCGGGCCAGGGGCAGGGCGGCCAGCTGCAGTGTGCGCCGGCTGCGAGTAGGCGGGTGCGTAGTTCGCGGCGCCTGTGCCCGTTGGCGTATCGCGGGTTGGTGCTCATGCTTTGTCTTCGTCGATGGCGTCGAGTAGCCGTCGGCGCGTGTCGTCGTTGATGCGTGCGCCGATGGACCATGCGTAGATGGGCGCCCCGAAGCTGTCAAAGCCGATGGGTTCGGGTTCGGTCACTGGTGGGTCCGTGCGTTGGTGACGCGCTGGTAGACGAGACAGGTGGCGCAACTGCCGACTTGGTGGCCGAGGTCGCAGTGTTGGCAGGCGTTGAGGTGGTCGCCGTATTCGGTCATGTCTGATCCGCATGAGCAGGACGTCATTGTCTGCTCCCCTCGTTACGGGTGTTGCCTCGTGCTCGCGTCGCTTGCGTGTGCGCTTAGCTGCTGTGTCGACGGCCGAGGCAAGTGGTGTCGCAGTTCTCGTCTACCCGTCGGCGACATGCCGTTCGTCTGCCGTGCGGGTAGGGCTGGCTGCGAGGCGTTGAACGCAGAAAGGCCCCCGCCGAAGCGAGGGCCTTCCAGTGAAGTGTTCCGGTTGGCTCTGGGCAGAGCTATCCGAGGTGCTCCCATTATCGCGATTCAAGCGGTGGTTTGCAACTCGTCTTTCTCTCCCAGTTCGAGTCCGAGTTCACTGATGGCGTCGATGCCGGTCCATGTGGCGGAACAGCCTCGGTTTCGGCAGGTCACTTTCTCGCGGGTGACGATGCCTTCGTTGTCCTTGCGGTAGGTGAGCTCGAGGGGATGCTTGACAGTGTCGCCGTCCGCGTTAACCCATGCGTCGCCGCACACGGGGCATGGCAGCGTGACTTCGAGGCTCTTGGGCGGGTCTTGCCTGTCGAGGATTGACCACAGCCAGCGCCGCAGCTGCCCGAGGTAGAAGTCGTCTGCGAGCATGTCGGTGCGTTGGTAGGCGATGTACCACTGGCGGAGGTTGTGGATGGCGCGTTCACCCCACGTGCCATCGGTGGAGATGGGTGCCGCGACGATCTGGCACCAGTCGCGGATTCCGTTTGTCATCATCGTGAACTCGTAGAGCGCGCCGGAGTTGATGATCGATCTGGTGTGCGCTGGTGAGGCAGATCCTCCGTCGCTGTTTGTGGATGGGGTGATTGCCCTTTCGAGCCAGAGGATGGGTGCGGGGATGTCGACGGGCACGGATCTGATGAAGGTGCCGTCGTCCGCGGTTTGGGTGACGTGTTCGATGCGGCCGATGGTGAGCGCATCGACGGCATCGAGGAGGGGCGTGGTGGTCATCAAAGCCCCCTGGCGTTCTTGGCAAGTCCTAGCAGTCCGTCGTACATCTGGTCGTCCTCAACAAAAAATGCGGGGGCGGCATAGCTGGTGTTCTTGCCGTCCGCATCGAAGTAGGGCGCGTTGTTCACAATCTGCCCGAGTCGCATATCGGGGTGCAGATACCAAGCGGCCCGTAGCGCTTGTATCATGGGCTCAATGCGCTGTACGTCGCGGGTCATGTCGTCTCCTGTTCGTGTTCGCGGTGCATGTGGTCGATCCAGAGCGACCGGACCGGGAAGGTTTCGTGGCAGTGAGGGCACGTCATGCGGTGGGCTCCTCGGGGTACTTCGCTCTCAGCTCCGCAAGCATCCTCAGCTCGCCCTCTCGCCGACGAGCTTTTTGCCGAGCCTTGGCTCGCTCGTTCTCGGCGATCTCTTCCGGCGTAGCGGCATCGACCCAAACAACGGTCGCCCAGTTCAGGCCGACATTTTCGAGCGGTACTCCTGGCGCATGCTTCTCGAGGTAGGCAAGAAGGTCCGGAAGTGATACACGCCCCTTCATGCCGACGTAGTTGTGTCGCTGGTTCTCGCTGTAGCTGCGGTTCTTGGTGCGATTGATCTCGCCGCTCCACTGAACTTCCCATTTCAGGTTGTCGCTCATGCGGTGCCTCCTTCGGGTGCGGCGACGACCCGGAAGCTGCCTTCCTGGTTGATCTCTTCGCGCACAACCTCGTCGGAGTAAATGCATTGCGACGGAAAGCCGTTGCGCCGTGCCTTCTCTTCAACGTCGTGTGGGGCTGGAAGCAGTTCCCATGCAGGCTCAAGTCCTGGCTTGTATGGGCGCAGTCGCACGAACCACCATTCACCGATCGCAATGACGGTTCCGGGAGTTGCGGGCAGGGCGATGGGCTCCGGTTCTGGCTCCCAGAGGACTTCCGCAGGTATCGGGAGGTTGGAGTCGTCCCGGTCGAGCCTGGTGGCGTTTGCGAGCCAGGCTCGACCGTTTACGTCAGACAATTCGTAGAGCCAGCCTTCATGGGTGCGGACGATGGTTCCAGGCCGAGCGCCTACGACGTGCGTACGGTGTACGAGAGTGCGCGTCATGCTTCTTCTCCTTCGGGTACAGGGAAAGCCCGCCCTCCGTGTGGAGTGACGGGCTTTCCGGTGGTCGGGTTTCGGTCGGGTTCACGCGAACCCTTCACGGTGCAGGGGGTGCGGAAAGGTGCTCCTGCATGGCGGCCGCATACCGCGCAAGTTCCCGGTCGGGTGACGTGTCGATCAGGTGCTCGATGTACGCGGTGTCGTCGAGGTCGACCGGTTCCGGCTGTTCGCGGTGTATGCGGCCGGCTCGATAGGTGGTCTCGTACTCATGCATTCTCGAGCGCCGTTTCAATGCGTTCTCGCGGCAAGTCCCGGTATTGCATGCGTCCGACCGGGCTGCGGTACGAGCAGCGGTACACGGCGCCCTGCCCACGGAACACGACGTAACGCGGGCCGGACGGTGTCAGGCGGAATGACTTGCCGATCAGCGGGTCACGCACGGTCGCCCTCCTCTTCGACCCGGGCTTCTGGGAAGCGGCGGTAGTGGTCAGCGGAGAAGCGGCGGTGCCGTCGCCAGAATCCCCGGTCCTTCGCCTTCGGGCGGTACAGGCGCACCTTCACCCGCTGATTGGCTGCAGCTCGGAGGATTGCCGGGTACAGCTCGACCGTCACTCGCTTCTGCCCGAACGAGTCAGGTCCGTCGAACTCGACGCGCGCTCCGGAACCGAACCAGTAGTTGCCACCGTTTTGTCGGATCATGACGGTGTCATGGTTGGCGTAGACGCGCGCACCGGCACCGATGGTGATGATCGGGGACTTCTTCGGATCGATGTAGAGCGCGTAAGTGTCGCGATCCGGGGTCAGGGGTTCAGTGTCAGCCACGATCGGCTCCTTCCATGTATGCGATGCCGCTGTCTCCGCGTGCAACATGCGCGAGGACGGTGAGTGCGGCGAGGGTGACGAGGATGCGCACGGTCAGTCCCACGCTCAAAACGGCAGCTCAGCGGTGTCGGTTGCGGCGGGTGCGAATGCGTCGGCTTCCCACTGGTTGACCGATGCAGCTACGGGACGGGACGGTGCGGTCGCGGCGGGGGCGTCCTTGTGGTCACGGAACCGGGCCTTGTTGATCGTGTGCTCGACGCCGCCGGGACGAGTCGCGCCTTCACGGTCGGTCCACGGTTCGCCGATCTTCGTGGACAGGACGCCGGACAGGCTCACCTGCTGGCCGACGGTGAGTGGCGTCTCCTCGTCGAACCAGACGGCCCAGCGGCGCTTCATGTCCTTGCCCTGCGCCTGCCACGCTTCGATGACGGTGTAGCCCTTGCCGCCGCGCTTGGCGTAGTCGACGGTTCCGGTGATGTTTGCGAATGCCATCAGCTGGCTCTCTTTCTCTTGTCCATGGGCATCGGTCCGGGGATTCCGACCGAAGGAAGGTTGAGGCGTAGGCGAATCGCCCGCACGCCGTTGGTGGTCATGCCGATCTGCTTGGCGATCTCCCCATCGGAGAATCGTTTGCGGTGGAAGAGGATCACTTGCTTTTCGCGTTCGCGCCGCTGTTCGACGCGCGACATGACGGTGGGCGCAAGTTGCTCCATGAGTACTTCGGAGGCGCACTCGTCCATCTTGAGATTCCGCTCCTCGGCCAGATCGAAGAGCAGCTCTGCATGCTCATCGCTGATATTGAGTGTGATCTTCACCTTCTTGCTCCTCTCGTTGACAGCGGGCACAGACGGGCTCTAGACGCGTCAGGGGGTAGCCGGGGTGACGGGAACACGTCGGGGTGCTTTCGATTGCTCTACGGGCCGTCGAGAGCCTGTGTGCGCCGCGTATGACGTGCGCCGGCATCAGGTACTCCGTCGACTCGCGGCGATGCTGGATGATCGCGTCCCGTGCGAGGGCCACGTCGAGATGGCCGACGATCTCCCACCACGCGTTCACCGTCTCCGGGGCGACCGTGCGGTTGTCGATGATCGACGCGTACGTCAGCAGTTCGGAACACTCACGCGGGGTCATCGGGGGCCTGGCTCGAGTCGTAGCGGGTCGGCCGAACGATCAGCCCTAGCGGATAGCCGACTGTTTGCGCTTCGTCCGCGTGGTGGAGGCAGTAGCGGTACTGACGCATTGCCCACGCTCGGCACTCTCGCCGTTCTCCGGTGCGGCGGTCGATCACACCGAACCACTGACACTGCAGGGCGTCGCTCATCCTTCGATCTCCAATCTCTGTCGTTCTTCGTCCTCGCGGAACAGGGCGACGGTTTGCATGTTGCGTTGCGCGGCCGTCAGCTTCGGCTGGGTGCTCGCGGGCTGGTACTTCTTCGCGTTGCCCAGCCATGTCCGGAACGCGGCATCCCAGTCCCGCTGTCTTCGATCGTTGGCGGCCGCATGGTTCCGGAACTGCGACTCCTCATGGCGGATGTCTAGGCCATGCAGCTGCGCGTACTCGTAAGCGGAGTTCGCGGGACCCCAACCGTCAGCGAGTGGCGTCTCTGGCTTACGGCGGGATGACTTCGACGTTGGCGCGCTCACACCTTCGTTAGAAGGTGTTGTCTCTGTCTCTGTCTCTGTCTTAGCTAACGTGGTCGCATCGGATCGCATTGCGGTCTGCATGGCAGGTGCCATAGCAGGTGCCATGGGTGTCGCATCCTTTGCTGCCCACCGAGCTGCTGCACCCGCCCGACCAGCCGCCCGCTTGTCCTCGATGTCCGCCGTGGTCGTCTGGTGCTTGTCGTAGTCGTGGATCTGGTACCCCGCGACCCCGCCCTTCTCGGTGCGGAACCACGACGGGCGCTCGGGATCGTTTGAGCACAACTCGTCAGCCGCCTCCTGGCCCCAGCGGCGATGCGCGACACCGAGCGCGATGAACCCGTCATTCAGCTGTCTCCGGGCGTACATGGTGCACTCGATGAGCGCACGGAATGCCGCATCGCTGAGCAACATGATCTTCGGGTGCTCGTCCATGCCGATGTCGAAGCGCGCGTAGAGGCGTCCATCTTTCGGCATCAGATCATCCGTCTCTCTACCCGCAGCAGCACGTGGCTGCGGTCCGTGTGCAGCGAGTCGTACAGCAGGTCACCGGACGGGACTTGCCAGATCGGGTCGTCGGTTGACGTGTCGGGCTCGGTCATGCGGTGCTCCTTTCCAGCCACTCGTCGAACAGGGGTTGCAGGGTCGTCGACTGCCACCAGTCGGCCGGACGCGGCACGAAGACCGTGCAGTCGCAGTAGCCGCACGAGCCGGCGCCGATACGTGACCGGGCGGGCTGCTTCTCGAGATCCCAGCCGTGACCGTGCGAGACGCCGACATGGCCGCACGTGCACGGGGCGGCGTCGCGGGTGCAGCGGCAGGGACCGGTCCACGGGCAGCCGGCGTGCGGTGGGGCGATCACTCGTCCACCTCGAGCTCCGTGATGGTGACGTCGAAGTGTGCGAGGCATCCGGGTTCGCGTCGGATGGTGAGTCGCCCCTTGTCCATGTGGCGGGGGTCGTCGTCCTCGACGATGCGTGCGGAAACTCCACGGTCGGAGCCGATGCCGTCGAAGATCGCTTTGAGCATGGGTTCGGGTCCGTCGGCGTCACGTTTGCGGCGGTCGGGTACGACCCATTCGACGTCGACCCGAATGCGTTCGAGGGCGGGCACGTGTGCGGCGCGGACGAGGTTGAACACGTCGAGTCGCACCTGCGCCGTCGAGCGCGCCTTCACCTGCCATGGGCTGCGGTCGTTCGAGTGCAGGCCTCGAGGTGGGCGCGGATACGGGAGCGTGAACGACCAGGGGCCGCGGTGTGTCACGGCGGTGGTCACGGGCGTCGCCTGTCGTACTCGTCCACTACGGACCGCACTTGCGCCAGCGCAAGAGTCGCCTGCTCATTCGAACTGCGCCTGTACGCGTGCTCCTGACATGCGAGATAGGCGACGGCATCCCACAGCTCTTCCTTCGTTGCAGCGAGGTGGCTAAGTCGAGCGACTGCCTCGTCGAGCGTGCCGGTGTGGTCGCGGAGAATTGCTTCGGCGGAGTTAGCGACGCTGAGTCGGTCTCTCTTCGCGACGATCATCCCTGCGCCTCCTTCGCCCTGGTACCAGCGGCTTTGATGGCGTTGAGTACCGCCTCGCCTGCACCGGTCCTGGTGGCGTCCTTGTGGAGCGCGAGGAGGGCCGTGTAGTCGTGTTCGACCGCCTGGATCTCGGCGGGCCAGTCGCGGGCAGGGGTGGCTGCGGGGAGGGGCTGGACGGTGAAGTTCTTGCGCTTGCTCCTCGTCGTGGTGAGGGCGATGGTAAGCGGCTTGTCGATGTCGCTCATCGCTTCGATCTCGATGCCGCCGAGCTTGGTGCCGCCGAACGCGATCTCGGGGTTGCGGAACAGCTTGAGGCGGCGTCCGGTGTAGGCGGCAGCTTCGGGTCCCCACGCGGTGACGAGGACTCTCCTCATCGACTTGGAGGGGCGATAAGCGCGTCCGGGATATTCGACCAGGCGGACGTCGACGGGCTGTTCCGCGTTGCCCTTCACGACCTCAGCGATGGTGACAACGATCGGACCTGGAAGTAGGTCATCCGCGTTGATCTGGTCCGACTTGGGGGCGATGGTTTCGGTGAGGTTCATAGTGCTCAGCTCTCTTCGGTTTCGGTTAGCCAGTCCCCGCCGTAGCTCATGAGAGGCAACCGGCCATTACGGCGAGCGGGGACAGAGATCAGTTGCCCATGACGGATAGTGGCGAATCCGTCTCGGCCAATGCGGGTCGGTCCGCCGAAAACCTGCAGCTGGAAGTGTGCAGCGGGAGGGGCTTCGGTTATCTGATCGCCTATATACCAGCGAGTGAGGGTGTTGCCGAATGCCTTCGTCTGCCATTCGTAACCGCGGCGGTCAAACATGCTGTCGAACATGCCCATTAGTTGATCTCAATTTCTGCGAAGTGGTCGAAGAGCGGCGCGATAGGCCTGCTGCCGACGACGGATCTGTATGTGGTGATGGCTTCGGTGGCGCGTTCCTCGAAGCGTTCGAGTGCTGCGGTGATTGCGTCGTCCCATGCCTGGTCCCGATAGACGCGGATGACGTGGAGGGGCCATCCGCCGGCGTAAGACACGTAGTCCCACCAGTCGCGGTCGAGGACGAGCATGCAGGCGTGAATCTGGGCGAGGTTTTCGGTGGGGACGGTGTTGGTGAGGATGGTGCGCAGCTGGGTGCGGGGTCGGCGGGACTTGATCTCAATGCCCCCGTCGACGCTTACGAGTCCGTCGGGTGATGCGCCGATCCGGTGTCCGCCGACGGTGCTTACTGCGAACCCGATCTCCTCGACGGGTGCGTACTGCTCGCGGTAGAGGTCTCGGGCGAGTGGTTCGTCGAGGGTGCCGCGTTGCATATCGAAGGATGGGTGGACGTATTCGACGTGGCCGGTGATGCGTTCGGCGATGAGGGTGTCGGTGAGGGCGCGTGACGTGTCGTTGTCGGCGACTTTCCCGGTGCCGGTGAGCAGCTTGCCAACGGTCGATGCGGTGACGATGCCGCATCTGGCTTGCAACCATTCGGGGCTACCCTGCTCGAGCTCGGCGTGGATCTGCAGGCTCATGCGATCACCCATTTCGCGTACCAGTCGTGGTTGCCGCGTCCTTCGTCGATGGCGTCGACGGTGATCCAGTCGTGTCCGCGTGCGCAGGTAGCGGTTTGGCCTGTGCGGATGGCGAGCAAGGTGGGCGTGCAGCAGGTTGCTGTCGGGGTGAGGATGCGGGCGGTCATGCGCCAAGTTCCTTCCGCAGTCGCCGCACCTCGGCGATCAGAGCGGGTATGTCCTCCCGTGCGTGGGCGATGAACTCGGCGTCCGCCTTGTCGTTCACCTCGTAGCTGATGTTCTTCCCATCAGGCTCGTTCCATGCCGTGTCGACCGACCATCTGCCGAGGATAGATCCGGCCTTGCCAAGGGACGGCGTAATCTCCCACGGGCCAGCTTCCGCCGCACCCGCGCGCGACTCGATCGCGTCAAGGTCGATCTTTTCGGTGTCACTCATTGCTTACCCGTACCTTTTGAATGCTGTTTGCAGCCCACCAGAGGAAGATGAGCCCTATGTGTCCGCCGTTGAGGGGTTCGAGGCGGGCAAAGGAAACGGCCACGAGGAAGATCGTGGCCGTGAGGAGGATTGCGGGGAGGATGTTTAGTCGCATATGTCGTCGCTTTCGAGGATGACGTGGTGTCCGCGGTCGGCTTCGTGTCCGAGTGCGTGGGTGAGTGTGCCGGTCGTGTACAGGCAGTCGAGGCAGACGTAGACGTCGTTCATCGTCCCCATCCGTTCACGAGTCGTAGGCAGTCTTCGTAGGTGCGGCACCACATGACGAGGTTGCCGCGTCTCACGGACCAGGGACGGCCGAGATAGAAGTCGTCGCCGATAGCCGGTTCGCGTGTTTTGCGGATCTTCACTGCACCCATGCCCACACCCCGCAGACGACGACTCCGGCCCACATGCCTGCGCTGAACACGCTGACGGTTACAGCTGCGGCGATGCACGCGCGGATAGTGCGCGTAGACAGGTTGACGGTCACTTGACTACCTCCCATACGACGGCGGGCCTTCCGTATCCGGTGGGCGCTCTCCTGCCCGTGTCGCGGATCAGCCCTTCCTTGTGAAGCTCGGACATGCGTTTAGCGATGCTGTCGCGCTTGGCGAGCGGCCAGTCGAAGTAGTCGCGGTACATGAAGTACGCCTCGGTCGCGTGCCAGGCTGTCGCAGGTTCCGATTCGAGCAGTTGAAGGATCGCCCGCTTCATCACCGCGAGCTGCTTCTTGTCCAGTCGCGCTACTGCTTCATGCGACGTGTCCGGGTCGTGAGTGTGAGCAAGAGCGGTCATCGGGACACCTCGTCTTCGCGAAGCAGCTGCCAATCGGTTGTCCAAGCGGACATGCGCTCGGGCGACATCAATCGTTCGCGATGCGCACCGCAGTCCAAGAACCAAGCGCCATCGACACCGCCCGAACTGGATTTCCGCGCTGCCGCCCACGCTGCACGGCTATAGACCACCGCGTTAGGACCGGCACTACGGAGCATCTCGAGAGTCGACGCTCGAAGTCGGTCCTTCCTTGCTTTCGCCTGCTCAATGGATGCGGTCATGCTGCCTTCTCCTTCATTTCGGGTCGCAGTTCGGCGGTCAACTCGGCCACCTCTTTCTCGATGATGAGCAGAAGATCCGCGATCATCGCGTCTCTAGCAGGAACCAGAGCGAGGCTCACGTTGATGCCGCGCTTACGGCACACCAGGCACTCCCTCTCCGTACCTTCCACGCGATTTGACTTCGTGATCGGGTGCTTCCGATGGCAGAAGTCGAACAGCGGCGCCTGACGTACCGGACGCTTCGGACGCTTGATCGGAGCCGGCTTCGGGGTGCGCGTTACTCGAGCCTTCGGTGCGGTCGGCTTCGGCTTGGCTGCAGGACGCACATACGGCAACGGCGACACACCTGCGTCCTTCAGAAGCTCGCGCACCGTCTTCACGTTGATACCCAGTGCGGCCTCGATCTGCCGCACCGTATGAGTCGGCGCGAGATCCGCACACCGGGCCGCCTGCACACGTCGCTTCTCCGCTCGACGTTCAGCAGGAGACGGCAACTCCATCGCCCGGTAGATGACACGCACCCGGTCGTCCTGCACATGCAGCGCCCGCACCACCTCCGTGATCGTCATTCCCGACAGAAGCGCCTCCCGCACCTCCGGCTCCGGCACCTTCGGGACACGGATGAACCGCAACCCCTCAGGAGCCATCAGCCGGTGCATCGTCGTCTTCGCCACCCTGTACTTCTCCACCGCAGCGACACCCGTGATACCGGCGCGCACATCATCGAGAAGTGCCTCCTGCTGTGCGGGTGTCAGGGCCTTACATACGTACGTCATCTGCTCGATCTCCTTCGAACGGGTACAAGAAAAGGGGCCGGGTTGGTCTTCGCCGCGCTCATGTAGAGAACGGGACCCCGGCCCCACGCCGACAGGTAGCCGGCTAGTGCGACGCCCGGAATCGAACCGGGACAAGGCCTATAACCCTCGCCGCCCCTATGTCACTCGTCGTCATCAGACCCGTCGTCGTCCATCTCGAATGCGGCGTCGATGTAAGCGAGCACGTCGGACTCTCGAAACATTCGACGACCGCCGATCTTGCCGCTCTTTGGCGCCGTTCCCTGATTGATCTGCCATCGAAGGGCATTGGGAGTCTTGCGGAGAAGCTCTGCGGTTTCATCGAGCGTCAGGAGCTTGGGGAAGTCAGTCATTTCGATCTATCTCCTTTGTGGTTGCGCTTGGTTGCGCAGTGCCCCCGGAGCGACTCGAACGCTCACGATCCCGACTGCGACTCGGGGGCTGGATAGTGCTAGATGTGCTCGGACGTGCGGAACGAGTCAGGACAGAGCACGTCATCGGCGGAGCAAGAGAACAAGTTCGGCGGCCACCCGTTAGCCAAGCAGCCCGTGCACTGCTCGAGCTCGGAAACCAGCGAGTTGAACACCGGCGTCGCATAGCTGCTCGACATTGAAACCTCCATTCGTCAGCGCGATCCGCGCAGTAGCCTCAGCCCGATTCGATCGGGCACCATCGCGGCTTGTTGAGGCCAACCCTCCTGCGCAACTTCGGGTGAAGCACAGAAGCATGTGTGGCTTTACCTGCACACCAGGAGGCCATTCCCGAGGATGTGCGTGTAGGGCGAGCGACTGGTAGCCGTCGCAGCGCCCCGTGAGCCAAGTAGTGGTGTCGCGTCGACCGCACTGAAGCGGACCCGGCGACCGTGTTTGATGGACAAGCCTTCCCCGCCCCCAATGCTTACTGGCGGGGCCCTGCGAGCCTCGTATGATGCGTCCACGCCTCGTTGCCGACCCGGGTCTAGGTAGGGGCTACTCGCGGACTATGTAGGTGTTGCTTGCTGCCCGTTTCCGGGCGCACCGAATAGCGCCTTGCGATGGGCGCGATACGGCAAGAAGGTGGGATCAGAAGATCCGGGTGGTGCGGGTGTCAGTCCTTCGGAAGTGACTTGATCCAGCGCTGCGCCTCTTCAACCTCGACGACCCGCTTGGAGCCGATGAGGGAGGCGGTGAACTCTCCGTTGCGCTTCGCTCTCTGCACCATGTCGACGGAGCAGCCGGCCGCGGAGGCGAGCTCTGCGAACGAGTAGGCGAGTACGGGCTTGTCGCTGACGACGGTCATGCGGTGGCTCCTCGAAAGAGTTCGGCGGTGGTGCAACGCAAAAAGCCACCGACACGGATCACCTCGAGGACCGCGAAGTCGACGTCTCCGAGGAGGCGCGCTTCAAGGTCCCGAGGGTCCATGTCGGTGGCTGCTGCAACACTTGCAGTGGAAGCCCCGGAGCGAACGATCGCTGCAGCTACACGCTGAGCGACCGATCCGGTGGCGGTTCTTCTTGTCATGAGAGACACATTATCTGCCGCTAGAGACAGATACAAGGGGCTGTGGCAGAAAATGTGTCGGCTGGGGCAGATTTGTTGGCTAGCCTGGGGTCGTGCCACTCGAAGAGATCGATCCCATCAACCGCGCCCTCGCTGACGAACTGGTCGCCAGGTACAAGGGGAAGCGGCTGACTCAGGCGAATCTGGTCGAGGCGACGGGCATCAACGCGACGACGATGCAGCGGATCATGGCCGGCAAGAGCAACGTGTACATCGCGCAGCTCGCCCTGATCGCGAAAGCGCTCGACACCACGATGGAGTCCATCGTTGAGGGTGCCGAGCGCCGTCGTGCTGAGGCCAGCTAGGAGTCGATCGCAGGCCGTGTCGCGGTCGCCGGGATGTCGAACATTGCTGACATGCTCGCCATGGCCTGACGGAGCCTGAGGTCGTTGCCCTTCGACTTGTACGCGCGGCTCATCGCGCGCGTCGAGTGGCCCAGGATCTCGGTGATGAGGTCTTCGGGCACGCCGGCGAGGTAGAGCAGGTCGGCCGTCGAGTGCCTCAGCCCGTGCAGCTTCACGTCCCGTCCCGGCATGTGGTCGTCCATCCACTTGCCCCAGAGCTTGCTGTCGTAGTCAGGGTCGACGGGTTTGCCGCCGCGCGTGAAGACGAGTCCGCCGACGGGTGGGTTCGTCTCGAGGTGTTGGCGGAGGATGGTGCGCAGCGGGTCGACGAGCGGGATGATGCGCCACCCGGACCGGGACTTGGGGCGGGTGAGGTAGAGCCCTCCCCCGATGCTGCGGTACTCGTAGTCGGCGGGGACGGTGATCTTCCGTTCGGGGCATTCGGCGCCTCGGGTCCAGCGGCAGGAGTGCTTGCCGTCGTCCTTGGTGGCGCATCCGTGCTCGAACAGCATCCGTTGCAGCTGCCAGGACAGGTCGAGCGATTCGCCTACCCGGTCGATTTCGAGGCCGAGCACTTCTCCGCGTCGGGCTCCGGTGAGTAGCGCGGTTGCCCAGCGTGCACCGTAGGCGGGGTCCTGCTGGAAGGTCCTGATCGCGTCCACTCCTTCTTGGAGGGTGAGGACGTCGAGGGTTTTGAGGGCCTTGCGTGGCGCGTTCATCGACTTCGCGGGGTTCGCGGGGATGCGCTTCTCACGGACGGCGGCCTCGAGGGCGACGCTCATGACCCGGTGGGCTTGGAGCGCGTACGTGGGCGAGAGGCCGGCTTCGTTGACCATGCGGTCGGTGACGGCGCGGAGGGATCGTGCGCTCACCTTCGAGAGCCGGATGTTGCCGATGGTGGGGATGACGTGGTTGTAGGTGATCGTCCGGTATCCCTCGGCGGTCTTCGGGCGGACCTCGGGCTGGACGATGTTCTTGAACCAGTATTCGAACCATTGCTTGACGGTCTGGTCGGTGGTGGACAGGTCGCCGTTGTCCATGAGGTCTTTGTGGAGCGCGATGAGGAGGCGCTTGGCGGCTTCCTTGTCGCGGGCGCGGACGGTCTTGCGTCGTCGCTTGCCGTCGCGTTGCGGGAGCTCGACGGTGGCGGTCCAGTAGCCGCGGGCGTCTTTGAAGAGGGCGCCCTCACCCTTGCCGCGTGTCGACTTGGGCATTGGGTTCTCCTAGCGTCGTACTGTCATGCGAGCGGCTTGGACCCGCTGAAGTGGTTGTGCATGTTCTCCGTGTCGGTCCAGTCGCCGCACACGGCGCAGATGAACGCGACTCGGTTGAACGACGTGAGCGGTACCGGGTCCGGGTGTGCCATGAGCCACCGTTCGAACATGCCGGGATCGTCACGTTCCGCTTCTTCAAGGAGCCGGTCGATGTCCGGGTCGCGCGGTAGCCAGTCGCTCACCATGCGCCCATCACGGCGCGGATCATGCGCTTCCTCTTGGCGCTGTCGGCCTTGCCGAAGTTGATCCACCAGATACGCGCCCCTTCCGGCTTGTAGGTCTCGTCTACGGCTCGCTCGATCATCCGGAAAGCTTCGAGCGGCGTGGTCGTCTCGGTATTCAC